AACTAACCTTTTAAGAAGTTTGCTCCAGCATCTGATTTAGGCAGTGGAGCTGAAGAACCTGCATCATCAAAGTTCAATGTACTACCAGAAGTTTGACGAGATAACGATGCTCCTCTTTTTGGACGCCAAGCAGTTTGTTGACCAACACTTGTGCTGGTTGATTTGCTCAGTGACAACGGAGCTTCGGTCTCAGTGTGGTATTGCGTAGGCCTGCCTGTGTTCACTGTAGAACCAAACTCTTCAGAAGAAAGAAATGACATATTAGTATGAAGCGCTGTTTCCGTCGTTAAAGTTTGGTGCTTGACGACCAGCTACTGAACGAACAACTCTGCCACTTGACATTGTTGCTGATGCTGCTGGGTCGTGTCCTGCAGGAAACTTCACTGAGATGCGGTGACGAGCACCTGAACGCTCTGATTGCGCTGCATTACCTGCAGAAACATTTGAGCGGTTTGCTTTTCCACCAGATGTTGGGTCTCCAGCCTGTGTGTTCTTCTTTGGCATTTGCTTACCAACGGTTGGAGTTCCGCTTACATTGTTAAACTTTGCAGCGTCCATACCCATATAACGACGTGGTGAAGCTGCGTGTTCTGCAGAAGCTAAAATTTCTTCTGTTGTTGGAATGTTTTTGCTCATATTCTTACCTGCTGATTCTAAGTGGTGGTTGGAAGGTGCGCCCATGCGACGTCGCATTGCGTGACCCATGTCTGTCCAATTTGCCATAATTACTCCTTGCTTTGGTATAAGGATACGACGGTTTTAGCTTGCTGTAATGTGAAAGACGATTGCAGAAATTTCGCCATCTCGTGACTCAATGGTTGTAAACCCTGGCTTATCGGTTAAATCCATACCACGAGGGGCTACATACCCACGAGCAATGGCAATGGCTTTAACTGCTTGGTTTACTGCTCCTGCACCAACAGCACGGAGTTTTACTTCCCGCTTGTCGTAAATAGCATGGGCAATGGCGGAGGCTACACTTTGCGGATTGGAGCTTGCACTCACTCGCAAAAACGGCTCTTCTTGTGGTACTTCTGGTGTGTTACTCAATTGTTAGTCCTTTGATTCGGTTTCGTGTGCCACTCCCGAACTAAAGGATAGGTCTAAAACCGCGCTTGGTCTCGGTATTTAGGGTCTGACATTTGCTCAGCTACTGCCTTTTCAACTTCGTTAATTGAAAATTTTCCTACAAGGCGTGCCAAAGCGTAGGAATCTGCAGCATTGTCGTCATTGAACTCCACACCCCATCGCTTGTATATCTGTAACAACATCTCTTGCTTCTTGGCGTTTCCTTTGCCTGACGCATATTTCTTCAAGGTCATTGGCGGAACTTTAAGAGGGAATCTACGTGGATCATCTTCACCGTACATATCGTAAATGGCTAACCGTACCGTTGCTGAGAGTTCTCCAAGAACTAATGCTGCTTGGCTTGCAAGAACTGTTCCTTCCATCGCTAAATCCACAACATCTAAATCATGTTCTTCTAAATACATTAAATGGTCTGTTAACCATTGACGAATATCTACAAGGCGCTCAATTCCAAAGTAAGGAGATTTGTACACCCAAGTGATGTGTTTCTTTGGGTCGTCTAATGAAAGTGCGGTTAACGCAAACCCTGTAAGAGATTGGTCAATACCGATTGACACCTTGCCTGCAGTGTTTAATCCGCCGTCTATTACTTTAGTTGTCATGAGCTTAGGAGTCCATTCTTGTGTGGACTAGTAACTCTAGTTCCTCAAGTGTGCCTCCGTTGCTTAAAATCTTATCTACTTTATATCCATCTAAATCTGACTCAGAAATGTGATTATTAACTGCTGCAACTCCTGGGCGTTTAACCCGCCAAAGTTGACCACCACGTTGTTTAATGCATTCAGCTTCATTTACAAACCTTACATCAGAAATAACAATTTTATCTTTAGAGTTAAGGTCTTTTAGTGCTTGATGAATCCAAAACTCATCTCCAAATGTTTTACGAGCACCTACACCTAAACTTTGAAGCAAGTGCCTTATTTCAGGAAACAATATTTTTGCTTGGTCCCAACCATACGCGCTAACAACGCCTTCAACTCTAAACCCATCTCTAATAAAAGGGTTTGTTTCAATTAACAACTCTCTAATCTTGTCAGCAAATGCAACACGAGTGTACCCGTAGTTTTGAACAAGACTCTTTGCAACACTGTCTTTACCTGCTTGTGCGTAACCTGTTAGGCCGATAATCATGCGGAGAACTTATCCTTTCGTGTTGCACGGAAATCATTTGTACGACGAGTAATCTCACGAGAAACCAACGCTACATCTCGTTCAAAGTTGTTGGCTACAACCTCTACCATCTTGCGGTATGCGTAAGCGTGAGTAAGTTGGTCTTCTAAATCCATAATCTTTGGGTCAGCAGCAACCTGAGCTTTGATAAGAGTTACTCTCTCACCTTTAACTTTTGAATTGTCTTTAGCTAAAAACAATTGAGCTTCTAAAGAATCTTTTTTCTTATTTATAACATGCTCATCTACTTGACACGCAGCTAACTGACCTGCAACAAAATTAGACCACGCTGTTAGTTGAGTAAACAATGCGCTAAGTTCATCGCTGTCTAACACTGAAATGTCTCGTGGCATTTTTGGTTGCTCTGACTGGTCAGGCCACATATTAATGTTTTGTTCTGTCATACGCTTTACTGCTAAAGACGACATTGGACCTAAATTAAGCACCCCACTCCTCCAAATCCACTAAAGAGTTACAAGACTTGCAACCATCAGAACTAACGTTGCACTCAGGCATCTTCTTTGCTTTTACAGCAGCAATTACCTTTGAGGCACTAAAGAAAATGCGTTCAACAATTTCATAGTCTGCTTTAACAGTGAACTCTTTAGTTGCTTGGTCTGCCTTGTTCTCGTACAAGAAAACAATCTCTTTTGGAGCTTCATCACCGTACATGCGGTGCGCTAATTCTAAATACATTTGACCTTGCAGTAAGTGGCTGCGGAATGGACGACGAATGTTGTTAAATGCTTTGGTCATATCTCCGCCAGCATCTGCAAGGATATCTGGGGCTTCAAAGCGTAAAGTTCCTGCGCCAATAGATTTGATTTCAATTAAGCAGTCATCTCCGATGTCTTTAATCCAACCATCTGTATGACCTGCAATCCGTAAGTTGTCATCTACAAGGGTGACTTCTCGGTACTCCATAACATCTTTACGCCCACAATCTTTGCAGGCTGGGGAGATACCTATAGTCATTACCTGGCAAGCTAAACACTCAAACTTTCCATAAAGAACATTCATTTCCTGAAAACGAGACTGCCACTTAGCGTGGATATAGTGTCCTTCGTCAAATATGTTTTGCAATCTAAGATTTGGTTTGTTTTTATTCGCTTCTCCACCCGTTAGTAAATGGTACGAATAACGGTGACACCAGTCAGGTTTGATTATCTCTGACGGGTGGAGTACGTCTTGGCGGCGGTCGTCTAACGGACGGCGCATAAGGTGCCGTTCAACATCACCCAATAAGCGTGTTGTCGTCTTCTTTGCATCTAAGAACTTCTTCAGTTCTGTAGCCATGTTAGTCCTTACTGAAAATAAACTCCTTAAGAGTCATCTTCTTAGCGAATGATTTTTTCCACTTACGTATTAAAGCATTTCTTTCTCTGTGGCTCAATCCTCCCCAGATTCCGTGTGGTTCATCGCGGTTAACCGCGTCCCACAAACAATCTTTTAATACGGGGCATGGACTTTTACCATTTTCACCAAGGCAGTACACCTTAGCTTTATCGGCAATTAATTTGTATCGGTCCTTATCTCTTGGAGGATAGAAGATGTCTTCTTCCTCTTGGCTTTTAGGTGCAGCTCCAAAGCAACGTGCTTTAGACCACCATGGTGATTCATTTTCATACATATATTAAGCATCCTTTAGACGGTCCCTCATCTCTAGAAAGTCGTCTTCAAGAAGAATTACATAATTCTCCCCATCTAGATGGACACCTAATACTGGCATACGTCCATCAAGGATGGCCTCTGTTGTTATTTTCTTCAACACCTCTGCCTTTACAGAAAAAGATTTCTTCCCTGTAAACTTATGCTCAATCAAGAGGTCGCTTGACCGAACATCTCCTTTATGAGACCAAAATGCTCCAGATGCAGCCATAGTTTTACCGCCAATTTTCTTGGCAAGTCTCTTCTCGTGCTTCTGGGATTGCTTTTGGCCTTCAGTCTTCATCAATAGCCATTGGTGCAGCATCTGATGAAAGTACAGCAGTTTGTATTGCTTCTTTAAGGTCAACTTCTTCACGAATGCTTGCAATGACGGACTCAATGCCCTGCCACTTACGCTCACCATGATAGAACCAACCACCTTTACGTTCAATAACACCCATGATTACACCAAGAGATGCAATTTCTTTAGCGAAATCAAACTCCCCAGGTTCACAGGCGCCACCTGGCGCAAAGTAGAAATCAAAGTATGCAACACGCTGTGGTGGTGCAGTCTTGTTCTTTAATGTGCGAACAACAATCTGTTGTCCAACTCTAATCTTGTTTGTTCCTGAACCAATTTCAATCCATTCCTTACGGCGTACTTCGCAACGAGTAAAGAACGCATAGTTCTTTCCTTCTCCTCCAGGAGTTGTGCGAGGGTCACCGTGCATCACACCAATTTTCATTCGGTATTGGTTGATAATCAACCCAAGTACAGGACGCTCATCCTCAGTTAGAGAGCGCTTCATTGCTGTACCAACTACACGGAAAAATTTGTTTGTAAGTAGTGCTCCACGACCAACGGTTGCCTCACTCATATCCTTTTCCATTTCTGGCATTGGAGATAATGCTGGCAGTGAGTCAATGACGATAGCATCTACCGACTTGGACTCAGCAAACTCAATGACTGCTTGGTATGCCTCCTCCATAATGGATGTCTCAATAACAATAACGCGAGACGTGTCTACGCCACACATTGCGGCATACTCTGGCACCCACTGTTCGGCAGCTACCCACACAGTTGTGTAGTCAGGGTTTAGTGCTTGATTCGCTGCAATAGTCTTAAGAGCGAGAGCTGTCTTGCCGTGCGACGGTTCCCCAATGAGTTCATTCCATTGATTCCCAGGGAAACCACCACCCAATACAAAATCAAGGGTAGTAGAGCCACTAGTGATACGAGGAATAATATCGCTCCGAATATCGGACGCCATAACAACCACGTCGCCTTTAAACTTTTTATTAAGTTGTGCAATAAGTTTGCGTGCTTCAGCATTTATCAATTTACTCTCCCAATAATTCCCTGTGGATTCCAGTTACTTTGAACATCATTACCTTGCGCAGACTTTGCACTGCCTTCTACTGTGGCTCCAGTCAATGAGCCGTAACGACTGCCTGCTTGTGTTATCGGATACCCACAGTCATAACACCTTGCTGCAGCGTTCTGTACTGCCATGTAATTGTTTCCACCGCACTCAGGACAAGATTGAGTTTGACTTGCGCTTTGTGCTTTAGATAACGGCTGAGTGTATGCGGGCTGTGGCATAGGAGCCATTGGCTGTTGTGAAGGAGGCATTGGAGTATCTGCAGGACGAGCAACTGGCTGTGCGCCAAGTTGTTTAGCCCACCAATCGGCACTACTCATTTTGCTTCTCCCCACTTGTCTACAATTTTTACATCAGCAATAAGAGGAACAGTCATCTCTGGTAGGTGGATACCTTCCATAGATAACCGAATTGCTTCGGCTGTCTCTTCTGCTAAATCTTCACGTGCAACTGTAACGAGTTCATCGTGTACCGTCAACACCACATTAACATCTGGCTCATCTATAAAACAAGAATGTGCTCTAACAATGGCGAGTTTCATCAAATCTGCTGCAGAACCTTGGATAACGGTGTTAAATGCTTGTCGGTCTGCTCTGCTCCGAAGTCCTTTATCTGTGGACTTTAGGTCAGGGATGTAACGACGGCGACCAAAAACAGTCTCTACAAAAGGAGTTGGAGATTGTTGGCTAGCTAATCGCGTGACCTTTGCTTTGTATTTAGCAATCGCATTAAACCTGTCGGTAAAGTCATTCAAAAGTTTTCTTGCTGCGTCCACAGTTAATCCAAGAGACGAAGCAATTTTGTCAGGCCCCACACCGTAGGTCATAGCTAAAACCAGTACTTTACCTGCTTTACGGTCAAGGCCAACGGTGTCGCCAATAGTTGTGTAGATGTCTTTACCATTTAAATAGTTGTCCATCATAATTGGGTCGTTAGAAAATGAAGCAACAATTCGTGGCTCAATCTGAGAGTAATCAGCGACTACTAACTTGTAACCATCAGGTGCTACAAAGAGATTACGAATCAATTTTCCATACTGACCACTGCTTGGAATGTTCTGTAAGTTTGGGTCACTGCTGGAAAAACGCCCTGTCTCTGCTCCGTGCGACTTAAAGCTTGTGTGTACTTTTCCGTTAATTAAAAGAGATTTCTTTTCAATAATGCGTGACTTACCTGCATTAGTACGGACAATGTCTCCGCCTAGATAAGGCATTACATATGTAGTCATAAGTTTGTTTAAGTCTTGATACTCAAGAATGGCATCAACAAGCTCATCTTTAGAGCGATAAAACTCTAACGCTTCTGATGAAACAGAATACTGGTTAATAGTCAAAGGTAAACTTGCGGCTAACATATCTTGACCCTTAGTAGTCAAAGCAATCTTAACCTTGAGATTAGGTTTAATACCACGACCACCTTCTTCTTTAGGTGAAAACAATAGTTTCTGCTTTTCTTGCACAGAGTTCATAGGAAATGGCTTACCTGCAAGTCGGTATGCACGAGCAACTGCAGCATCAATGTCTATCTCAAGGCGTTTTTTTAAATTAGTTAACTCTTCCACATCAACAGTTGCTCCAGCTAACTCCATGTCACAAAGTGCGCCAACAATATCCATCTCTAAACCCCATACACGAGCAAGACTTCCAGTTAACTTAGGCGCCAACTCTTTGTACAACTTCCAAGTAACCTCAGAGTCAAACCCTGAGTAATGTGCTACCTCTGAAAAAGAGTGGACCTCAACCATTGCTCCAATACCTTTTTCAACTTTAATCTTCAGATACTTTTCAGCACAGTCTTTTAGGCCAAGCTTTCCACGATTACGGTTGTCAATAACAAAAGCAGCCATCAAAGTGTCAAAGAAAGGCTTCTTGGGTACTACGCCTCTGTAATACTTAGCAATTGATTTGAGGTCAAACTTAATGTTATGACCAACCTTTAACTGGTCACTAAAAAACAATGGCTTTAATGCTTTAAACACATCGCCTGGCAACAACTGCTCTGGTGGCGCATCAAACACTGGAGTCCACTTGGCTTGGTTCTTTGAGTAGTCAGTTTCTTTTAGCTCTTTACCTGCAGCAAGTTTCTTTTGACCACTTAACAATAGCTCTTTATCCCACTTTAAAAAGTCACCATTAGGATGACCCATAGGAATTACATCTGTACGACCCTCAGTAGCTAATGACAGCCACAACACATCATTTACAACAGGTTGGATTCTATTTTCTCCAACTGTTTCTACGTCAAATGCAAAACCATCTACCTTGGAGTAAAACTCAACAAGTTCTTCAAGTTGTTTCTTAGTTGTAATTATGTTCATTTAATACCCCTCAAGTTAGTGTGTAGTAGGGGCCTGGAAACGGAAGACAGGCCCCTACTACTGTGGAAGTTTTACGCTATTGAACGTGCGATTTCAAGAAGTTCAGAGCGAGGGGTCTCTCGGACTACTTCGTCTGCCGTAAATGACTCAGCAGATGCAATCTGTTCATTAACGTTTTCAAGGTCTAACTTCCACTCCTCGGCAAGGTCACGTCCACGTACATAGTTGAGGGTGTACTGTGTCGTTGGACCTGTTCCCATGCGAGAAATTTCCCAGAACTCACGGTCAAGTGGTCCCTTACGCTCATCGTCATGAGCCTTCTTAATCTGACGAGCCAATGATGGTGGAGCAGTTAGAACCTGCACACCTGTAGTCTCGCCAACAAGAACGAGAATGTTAAAAGCAAATTTGCCACGAGGCTTATCACCAAGGATGTCGCAAAGTGGGCATGTGTCTCCGATACATACAAAGGACTTCTTGCCCTTTGGACGTTCAATCCAGTGCTGCTCGTAAGTAGCAAACGGACGGTCTTGGAGGAACTTGATGAGCTGTGGCTCATCTGAGAAACGGAAATCAGTTGGGAACTCTGAGTTGTCTGTCTTTAACAGAGCATCTACTGCATCCCAACCTTCTTGTACGGTTGTTCCAACCTTTGGCTGGATTGTTTCGCTGTCTTCAGCGAGGTATGTGTCAGCATCAACTGACGGTTTTGCAATCGGCATTTATTTTCTTTCTGGTAATGAGGCCCCGTGACAGACTCTTAATCACTTCGGCTCTCGGTGG